ATCTTTGCAGCCCGCAGCAGGAACATGCGCAGGCCGGTGCCTATCATCTCGCCGGGCAGGCCCATGTTTGCCAAGGGCCCTACCAGCTGCAGCATCTTCTTGTACGATATTCCAAAGTTCGCCATCGGCGCTGCGGCATACCTGGCCGCCTCGGCGATGTCCTGGATGGTGGCGGCCGACTTGGATGCACGAGAAAGGCTATCACCCAGCTCCATGAACTGATTGCCCTGCAGTTTGAACGGCTTGCCGATGGCCAGGAGCATCCTGCCCGCCTCGACAGGGTCCAGCTCTTTATATACAGCCAGGCCCGCTGCTGCCGCTGCCGCCCCCTTCCTGCCCACCACCTGCGAAACGGTAGCCCCTGCCTTCAGGAGCTGCTTCTCGAGCGCAACGATCTGGCCTTCATCAAAAGGGGTCCAGGCCTGTATCTGAAATGCCGTTCGTTTTATGGCGTCCATATCCGCGGCCAGGACGCTTGCGGGTTTGTGTGCACTCATAATCTCGGCCCGTACTCCGGTCAGCTCATCTTCCAATGCTCCGGCCAGGGTTATGGCCGACTTCAGGCCACGCTCCATGCTGCGCGTTGCAATAAACGCTCCGGTTGCAATCGAACCGGCTGCAGCCATGCGGTTAAAGGACTTGCGCACATCCTCACCGGATTTGGACAGTTCGCTCAACCGGTTCCTGATGCGATCGACCCCTTTGCTGAGGAGGTCTAAAAGGGTGAACCGGGTCTGGACCGTGAAATCCTGGTTGTTCACTTTTTGTCCTTTTTCCGCCTTACCTTGTAGGTATTGCTTTTAGGGCCTTTAACGATCTCCATGTAGGCATCAATAAACGCTTCGATGGTCGGTTCTGACATATCCATGAATTCCTCATGGTTAAAGCCCATCTTACGAAGTAGCAGCTCCTGGGTCCGGTATTTTATCGCCTTCTCCTCGAAACGATTTGAGGCGCAACTCCAGTGCCTTCTTGGCCCTTTCCATCTCCTCAAAATCCACTTCGGTCATATCCATGAGCAGCTCGGGTGTGATGGATTCCTTCGGGATGTCACCCAGCTTCTCGATCTGCCTGGCGAATGTGGCAATGTAGAGATAGGTATTATTCGTCTTGGCCTTCTCATCCTCCATTGCCTCGATGGAATCGCGCACCTTCTCGGGACGCAACACAAAAGCCCGGTGAGTAACTCCTTCAAACTCGACGCCGACGGGGAGTGTGCCTTCGCCCTTCATCATTCCTTCACCATGCCCGTGGCGCCCAGGTCGATGGTCTGAGCGGTTTCATTTTCTCCGTCGTCCTTTTCCTCGCCCTCCTGGAGGATATAGACACCGGTATACGTGGTGCGCTTGCCGTTATCGTACTCTACGGTCAGCCTGCCATCCTTCACGGTGGACCAGTCTATCTCTGGGTCCGTTAAGGGGACCACATAATCGACGGTCACGGCATAGCGTGGCACCATAGACATGAAGCCCGTCTTGTGCATGAGCTTTACTTCCTTGAAGTGCTCGACGGCCTTTTTCGTGAACGCCTTGAAGTCGGTGATGGTCTTGCCGTTCACATCCAGTTTCACTCGGGATACATATTCCATTTTCTTTCCTCCCTCTTAAAGACGGCGATAATTACAGGATCAGGTCTATCCTGCCGGCGAACACGTGCAGTCCGTTGACCACGTCGGTCGGTATCTTAGCATCGATCCGGTTCGGGTCCTGGCCATTGCGCTCCACCACCAGGCCGTCCTTGTTGACGTCCACGTTCTCCACTATCTGCAGCTCCTGGAGGCGGTAGAGCACATCAAACAGCTCGCTGCGCACGCTCTTGATGGTGGCGTCGTTGAGCTTCTCGCGTGGGAACCTCAGCGCGATGCGCTCCCGGCATGCCTTACGCACATAATCGAGCGTCCGGATGGTGGTGACATCGAGCATGCTGATGTCGGCGATGTTGTCGGCATCCACCGTGTAGGTGGTGATGGCGCGCACAATCTGCGGCACACCGTCAGGCCCGACCTCGATAGGGGTAACGCCGTTATACAGGCAGGTTTCCTGCTCTGTCCGGCTCAAACGGCTAACGATGGCGGGCGCGTGGATCCCCGTGAGCTCCAGGGTGTTGAGCGGCCTGGCCGGGTCCTCTTCAAAGGCCATCGTTGCCGCGAAGGCCGCCGCTACCTCTCCGGGGATGGACCTGGTGCCACGAAGGTATGCGCAGCATATCCGGCCCGAATTGATCTCGCCCGCAAGGGTAGTCGCTCCTGATAAGGTGAGATTGAAGCCATACACGCCGATGCCGGGCTTCTGCTCGATCGCGTTGCTTATGGTGTCCAGCTGGGTCTTCAGTATGCCGAGCGAGGTCTGGTTGCCCCAGGGCGTTGCATAGATGTGATACTGGGTTGAAAACACCGCATCCAGTGCGTCCTGGATATCCGGATCACCGGACCCTGTGGAAAGCTGCGCAACCGTGGTCGACACACAGAAGTTCGTCACATCGACGGCCAGGCTGATCCCGTTGCCCACGGTGCCCTTATTCTGCGCGGTAACCGTCACCACGGCCCCGGACACTGTCGAGGTAACAGGCAGGCCATATGCGGCATTGATGGCCGCATTGATAGCTGTAGCGATGGCATTCGCCGTAGCCGCGGTGGTAATCAGCACTTCGAGATACTGGTACCCGACCCAGAGCGTCAGCGTGCCTGATGCCGTTGCCGCTCCATCCACCGTAATGCTGCCTGCCGCCGCAACGCCTCCGACTGAATCAGCCAGGCCGATGCCCGTGAGCGCAACATACGGATTTGCCTTGATGGCGGCCTTGGCCATAAGGTGCAGGATGGACCCTGCACCAAAATATGCAGCCGCATCCGTATCGGAGTAGACATCATACGGTATTTTCTCGGCTACCTGTGCGGTCGCAAGCAGCGGGCCTATGATGAGCAGCCTCTGCCTGTTCTGCGGCAATGTGCGCACCGCCAGCTTGGTATTGAACTCAAAATATTTTCCGGGCTTCCGGATAGAAGACGGGATCTGGTCAAATTGTATCATGCGTTATTTCCTCCCTTTTTCCTTCGGCGCACCTGCCGAGGGTTCCTGTATGGTATCCGGGGCAATGAGCAGCGAGCCTTCGCTGATCAGCCTGCGGTAATAGATCGTGTCCGGAACATCTACCGGTTTGTCGGTTATGCGCATCTTTGCATTGTGTTCCGTAGGGCATGTCATGCCCGGCTGTGCCATCACTTTCATGTATTTCCTCCTGTGCCTTGCAAGGTCACGTCGTCTGCACCATCAACGATATGGTCATCAACCGGGTCCTGCAGGTAATAATTCAAACCTACTTTGAGCAACTCTGCGGCCGCTTCCGCATCGGGGACATTCAGCTCATAGACGGTCGAAAGCTCGAGCAGGTAATAGAGCAGGCCTTTTGCGGCCTCTTCTTCCGTGGTAACATCCCGGAACCTCACCAGCTTCAACGGCAATATATCGAGGCCAAGCTTGTTGTTTTGCAGGATGAAGATTGCGCCCTCGAATATGGCGTTCATGCCTGCCCGGCGCTTGTCCTCGGGCTCAAAATTCTCGAATATGAACAATACGGATAGGGAAAGTTCGCATTTAACGCGTGTTAATGTCACCTTGGTAAAACTGCCCGACTGGCATGAGGCATATATGGCAGGCAGAGCGGGGTTGCGGCCCTTTGATCTGACACGCAGGTCCTTTGCCCCCAGGCCTGCGGCATCGAGGACGGCGACAACGCCATTTTCTACATCAGTGAGCATTGCCGGTTCCTTTCAGTCCGATAAATTCCTTGCAGATCCTGATGGCTTCTATGCTGTCCTCTGCATTGATGCCCAGATACGGCCTGGCCGGGATCGTCACCTTGTGCCCGCGGCCCGCCTTGCCCCCGAACTGATGGATGGCCGCATAGACCTTGTTCGTCCCGATGGTCACTGAGTGGTCGTCCGCGCGGTAGGTTATGCTCATCCTGAGGTGGCTGCTCTTAGTGAGGATCTTCCGCATCAGGATGTAATTGGTCATGCCCTTTGTGGTGGCGCCCTTCTTGGTGAACTTTTTGCCGTGGAACGATGCCGCATAGGTGAGGGCGGCAAGAGGTGCCCATTTGACGCCTTCCGGATCTGTTTCCTTATCGAACCGTTCCTGGGTGCGCAGAATCATGTATTCCCCGATGTTCTTCATGGCGGGCCTCATATCATGTGCCCCGTTCGCGATTCTCGCCAGGAAGGCCTTGACGCCCAGGTCATCGATTCTCATGTCCATTGCAACGCCTGACATGTCAGTATCCCTTCAGTGTATCCTGGTTGAAAACAGGATCGTTGGCTGAAATCTTCACCGATCCGGATCTGTCGGAAGGAGACTCTTTTCCGATTTTCACCAGGCCCCTGGTAATGTTTTCCAGGATCTTAATGTCCTTAGTATACTGATCCGAAACCTCCTTGGGCTCATTGTGACGGCGTCCAAACAGATTATGAAGAGTGATATCAACGGAAATCTTTTTGATGAGCCTGGGGACCGGATTGAAGGGCAGCGTGTAACCGCTGCAATAGCCTTCAATCTCGGCATCGGCGTCATCGATCGCACCGGATACGATCTCATCGTTCACCACGCCGGTAGTATCGTCATCAGTCAGCTGCCTGAGGATTTCCTCATCGAGGTTCTGAAGAAGGTCCGCTTTGGTGCAGTAGGCCATCTTAACCCGCCATTGCCTTCAGAACGTCTCTGGTCTCTGTCCAGAGCTTCATCAGCTCGTCTTTCTTCTTGCCCTTGAGTTCCTTCTGATCGAAAAAATTCACCAGGTCGGCTGTCAGCTGGGCAACGGTCATGGTGTCCGGAGAATCACCATCTGCCGGGCTGACATTGTTCCCCAGGCGTTCTGCCTCCTCTTCCGTGAGCTCGATGATGCTGCCCGGTTCATAGGTTTCCGCCTGCAATGCATCGGGAGCGCCGTGAATGATCCGCATATGAACAACGTTATACTTTGCCATGTGCTTACCTCTCAAAATGGCCCCATCCCATCAGGATGGGGCCATGCTTTCATATGATTGATGCCTTATGCCACCGCGTCCTGGATAAAGTATCCGACATCCGAAGCAATGAGGTGTTCATCGGAGTTCCAGGCCACTTTGAAGTAATGGGCGCCTTTGACACCTCGTTTCGGATCGAAATCCCTCATCGTTGTACGGTTCGACTCACTGAATGTCGCTCCGAAGGTGATGGTCTCGATGCTGGGCGAAGGATCTATATACAGAGCTGAGCAGTGTTTGCCCCATACCCGTACAAAGGTATTTGTCTGGCCGCGCTTACTGGAAATATAGCGCATGCGCCCTATACAGATATTCGGAACCTCGAACAATCCTGAAACCTCGGCAGGTGTTGCGAGACCCCCGGGAGATCCCTGATATCTTGTTGAAGATTTTACGGCGTCCAGGATCTCGGGCAGCTTTCGGAACTTAATCCAGGCATCAACACCGAACACAAGCGTATTGGCACGGATGAAGCACCCTTCAATAGCCGTCTCAATGTTCGTGATGGGATCATCGGCCGCCCCTCCCCACTGCCCAGTTCCCGAAAGCTGAGCCTTGTTGCCGGCAGGGTAACTATTCGCATTGAAGACCAAGGCTGCAACCCGAAGCTCCTGCTGGAGATCCAGATTGTTATTCAGAAAATCGTTTGTGGTCGCCTCTGGTCTGAGCGGAGTATCAGCATTGTCGATCGATTCCTGAGCCAGCCAGTCACCAAGACCATGATCCTTGACCGAATAGTTATCTTGAGATACTCCCCAATCAGCTTCATTCGGCATGGCCTTGGGTTTGATCGTATCATCGACAGGCCTGTAGGAATCTTCTTTGTTATAGACCCAGAACAGGTCCGATCTCTTGCCTACCTTTATAATAGGCAAGACATTGCGCCAGATGGATTTTTCATTGCGATACTGAATCGAGAGATTCGTCAATATCGCATCTACATGTAGATTTTGCGGTTCGGGCATTTTACTTTCCTCCTTTCTGCTCGATTAAACGGTTATATGGGCTTGGGGCAGACCAGGGCCGGAATGATGTCCCCGGATACGCCTGAAGCCAGCGCACGGGCGCCCGCGATCACTGCGGCCGCCGCACCTGTGGTTGCGTTCTGCGCATAGGTGGAAGCCGTGTTCTCCGTGTGGGTATGACGTGTCGCTGCCACCCCTGCCCCATTGGCATCAGAAGTGAGCCAGTCGCCCCTGGTAACGTTGCCCCCGATCAGGAGATCCACGATCTCTCCGTCAAGGGCGATCCTGGTCTGCTGTTCGGCTACGGTTGCAGCCTCCACGGTGACACCGATGATCCCATCCGTTGCAGCGGAACATACCGCGATGTGATCATCGTCAGCTCCGAACTTCACGAACAGATTTGCACTGATGGCTGCCGTCGCCTTGGCCGATTTTTCAATTCCCTGGGTTGTCTTTCCAAACATATCCGCCTTACCTCCTCTCAAACAGCTTGGGATGCGACTTGGATACCTCGATAACCGCATCCTTGTAGCTCGCATCTTTGTGATCTTCCATGAAGTCCCGGATGATCTTATCACGCTGCGTATCATCCGTAACTTCAACCGCATCGCCCCTCTTTGCATGCTCAGTGAACATGTCGGAGCGGTCGGGAAGAGCCTTGGCCAGGAAACCCTCGAACCATTCGATCATGGTCTGCTTGCCGCCCTCTGAAAACTCGACAGTCTCATCGATCTCCGCGAGCTGCTCCATGAACTGTTTGACCCCGAGCTTCTCAATGGCAGGCAAGAGCTTGAAGTTGCCCTTTTTCTGCAGGGACTCGCAGAAATCGGCTATCTTCTTTTTCCTGTCCTTGATGCGGCCCTGGCGCTCCTGTTCTGCAAATTCCTTGACCGCTTCCCGTTTCCCCAGATCATGAGCATCCTTCGTGATCTTTTCCACATCCGCCTCGCTGAATTGTTTGGAGGCGTTACCTTTTTCGTCCATTCTGTTTTCCTCCTTTTCCGAATATATGGCTTCCGCCTCCGGGGCGGTTGCGTCCTCCTGGCTTTCAACGACTGAATGATCCTGAAGCGACTGGATGAGGTATTCCGGGATCAGCTGGTCGGCAGTATCTTTATCTTTGTTTCCGATGAACCATTCCCTCAGGTTGCGGAAGACATCCGCGATCGATCTCCATGCCCAGCTCTCACCAAATTCGATAGTGACGGCATCAGCCGCATTATCCGAGAACTGCACATCCGGCATGCCTTTGATTGCCGGCGGTTTTGCTCCCAGGAAGGCGATGTGCCTGACGGAATAATCCGGGTAAAGCGAGATGGAACGTTTGGGAAACCTGCGTGTCTTCACCATGTCGTTGAACTCCGGATAAATGTCTTTTCCCTTGGCAAAGAGTTTTCCGTCTTCTTTTTTGAGCCCTGACAGCCATCCGTATGCCGGGGCATTGTCTTTGGGATGTCCTATTACGAGAGGAGCTTCATGATTGCTCACGCTTGTGGCGCTCAGGATCTTATCCAGGTCAGCTTCAGTCCAGTCCTGGACATGGCCGTTATTATCTTTGTGTCTACCAGTGGGGAACACCTCGAACCAGTCTTCCAGCCCTGAGAAATCTTTAATTCCGTCCATAGTCTGCTCCTTCCTCAATGCGAAAAATCAGGGATCTCGTCATACGCAGCCTTCCCTGGGTTGTAGTCCCATCCCGGATCGATCCCCACCGGCACCTGGTGTACCTTGCCTGTCCTGTCCTTCCAGCTGTAATATTGCGTCGGAGGCGCCGTATCCGGTCCTTGTTTGCCCATGCGGTCGAGGTCGTTGTCCGATCCGCTGACCACGTAACAATGACAGCCCCATCCGTTCGGCGGATAATGCGCCTCCCACCAGGGATCGTCGGCCGGGAGAGACATGTTGTTCCAGGCAAGATGCTCCGGCCTCGGGTGGAGTACTCCGTCCATGTGCTTGTAGATGAGCCAGGGTCTCTGCCGCTGCACATCCGGGTCGGTCTGCTGCTTCCACCTTCCGGCCGAATATGCGGTCCGCAGGTTGGTATCGTAGATCAGCGCGGAGCGCCAGTTCCGTTCTCCGTGATATGACCATCCATATTTCTGCACCAGATCGTCAAAGTTCTTTTGAAACTCCCGCAAAGTGGTACCGTCGGTTATGGCCTTGTTTATGGCATCGTGGAAATCCTGCACCAGGTCTTCCTGCATGGCCCCGGCAACCATGAATTCCCGCGAGTGCATGCCGCGCCACAGGTCGTCCCAGTGCAGCGTGGAAATGTTGACCTTCCTCTTCAGGAACTCGATTGCCTGCTCAAAGGGAAGGCCGGTGAATGTGAAGTTATCAGGCATCCCGCGTCACCTCGAACCTTCCGGCCAGCTCGGCGGCCACAAAGGCCCGCTGCATGATTCCACCCATGTCATTGGTGGAAATGCCCGGCAAAAGATCGGGGAGACCATCCCGGATCTCATCGAAGCTCTTGGCGTTCATCACCAGGGTCTTTACCTTGTCGATCATGCCGCTCATGATTCCGGACATGTCATCGTCAAGACGGTTCGCCATTTCCTCGGGCAACTGGTTCGCCTGTTTTGCGGCCCTATCAGCTTCAGAGAACCCAGGTGGTATATCGATCCCGCCCTGGGAGGCTTTCATAATGCCGGGCGTTTTAGGCGGAGTTTTTACCAGGTCTTCGTTCTTCTCGGGCTTGGGGACCCCATACGTCTCGTAAAAATAGTTTTGAGCAATGGGCAAACCGATATCAACGACAAGGGTTTTATCGATCGCGCTGCGCTCTTTGAGATCAGGCTTCTTGTTCGCAAAGGTCTTGATGGTGGGATATTTCTTAACATCGGGGAAATTATAATCCACGATCCACCGGATAACGCTCTTATCCAAGCAGGAATCGAGCAGACCGGCATCAGTCTCCACCAGCTCCTGCCTCACTTCTTCCTGCTGTTGTTCATTTCCCAGCTTGCCGGGCGTTCCCTCCGTGCTTGCCGTCTGGCCCAGGACCCGCTTGGATACAGCCTTGTCCATATATTCGCACATTTTTTCATACGATACAGTACCTGTGCGCGCAGCCTCCAGCAGCTCGATGACCATGTCTTCCGGAACGACGACACCCGTTTCGCTGTGAATTAATTTTATGACCTCTAAAAGTTTACCCTGGTCCTCTTCCCCGGTACCGGCCGGATATTTTCCCACGCCGGTAGGCATGCCGAATTTATCCAGGAAGGTGAGCCAGAACTTGATGCCGTTCTTCTTGAACCAGACCGGCCACCAGATTGACTGTCCGAGGCCCTGTCCATAAGGATTGTCCGTATCCCCAAAGGTGAAACATATGAATTTCTTTTCAGGCAGCTGATCGCCTTCATACATGTTGTTGATGGTCAGAAGCCTGAGCTCGCGCTCCGGAGTGAAGCAAAACCTTCTTGCATGCTTGCCTATGAACTTGTCGATGATTATTGTTCCGTTATCTTTGTCATAATCCCACATCACCTCGCTGCAATAATAACCGTATAGCGTGCCCTTGAGCAGCTCCATGCGTGCTTCATCAAAATTGCTGGCCCTCAGAATCTGTTCAACACAAGCGGCTATCTCCTCATCCAGGGGGGTTGATATCGGCTGACCATCTTGCAGGCCGTTCTGGGCGGAAATGATGGACCAGTCCTTTCCCACGATGGATAAAGCACGGGTCTGCAGTACGCTGCCGGCATGAGGATCCCGGGCGATGTCGTCATACATCCGGAGTCCCTTGCCGTGCGATTCTGAATTGAGCACCGGGTCAGGATTGTAAAGCCGGGTATTACTGATAAACCCGGCAAAGAGATCGAAGTCTTTCCTTGTGGTGGCGATTTCTTGCTTTTCAGGTCTTTTCTTGATTCTGGATGCAGGCTTTTTCGTTATTTTTGCCACTGCTTATGTCCCCATGAAACCGGACATCCTGGATGACGCCCGGCTGACCCCGGTTGACTTGTGTTCGAAGTTTCCTACGCCGATGCCCTGCAGCAGGCTCACCGCTCCCTCCAGGGCATCCGGTCCGTCATCGTTCATGAGCTTGTTCAGTATATATATGAGCTGCTCTATCAGCTTGTCCTGATCGCTCTGGCCTTTGCAAAAGCGGAGCTTGCCGTATTCCACCAGATAGGAGAGTGTACCAACGATGCGGGCTTCCTTGTTTTCGCTGTGATGAACCGGCTTCCAGGGCAGATAGCGCTTCACTTCCTTGGCATAATGCAAGATGGCATCATGGAGGAAATCCTCAAGCATGTTATCTTCAATGCCGCAGACTCCGTTGTATTCGTCATGCTGTGCATATGCGGCCCGGAACATCTCGCCGATGGAGGTCTTCCGGATCCAGGCATGCAGCACATAGAAAATCATGGTTTTTACATTGAGGCCCACCGTGATGGTGGCCTTATAGTCGTTGTTCTCTCCGTTCTTGGCGCTGGGATCGGTGAACTGGGCCGTGATGAGCCTGACTCCTTCGATTTCCTCGAGCTCATAGTAGACGAACCATTCCTCCCGGAAGGGCGAATCGGTTGCACCTGTGAGGTTGCGCATCTCGGCGTTGAAGTCCACCGTGCCCATCTGGCGGTGCTTCTTATCCAGGCGCTCGGGTGGCCAGAGGGCCGGCCAGAGGGGACGCTGGTCGGGCTTGCCGTAGTCGAGCCAGCAGTCATATATGCGGCTGACATACAGCGGTTTGCCTTCCTCGTCTTTCTCGGCCATGAATTGCGCCAGAACGCTCTTGGGATGGAAGAGGTTGCCGATCATGAGGAAGGTATAGCCTTCGCCCATCGAGCCTAGCACGGCCCGTTTAAGCCACTGGATACCTTTCTTCACCAGCTTGGGGTTCTCAACATTCTCATCATTCTCGAAATCATCGATCGTGGCATCATCAGGACGGTGTTGTCGGTTCTTGAGCCCGCGTACCTTCTCCCCTTTCCCTCTGGCCAGGACTCTAACCCCATTGCTTGTGGTGAAGTCATTCTGCTTCCAGATAGGACCTTTCAGGTCGCCGAAGTCATGCTTGATCCTGGGGTTTTCTTCCAGCTCCAGGCGGATCGGCAGGGTGAATCCCGTTGCCTGGTCGTTTGTGTCGGAAATGATGATCTGGAACCACCTTAATCGGTAGCAGATCTTCCGAATTTTATCCCCGAAAGTGAAGAATGTTGACTTCGCATGCTCGCGGGGGGCTGCAACAAAGACCGCTTCATTACGGATATTAGTCAGCTCTTCCCATTCGTAGTGAAAATCGCCGAACTCTACGGAGAAATAATGCGGCAGGTAGGTTTTAAGGAAATACAACTCATCATGCCGGCCACGCTCGATACGCTCAGCCTGTTTCTCCGGTGTATCATCCTCGAAGGGCGATACCGAGTCGGAGATCCAGCCCTTGAGCTCATCGGCCCACTGGTCGAATCTGTTTTCAGTGAGCTTAGGCCGCCTTTGCATACTGCTCCTTGAACCTTGCGATGATGGTGTCTATGTTTCTTCCGAGCACCTTGAGCCCTTCGGGATCGATCTCCTTCAGTGTCTGGGCGAGAAACTCCATGTCTTCAAGGAAAAGCTTGGGACGGTCGATGTCGACTGCAGCGCCACCCTTGGGCCTGATATCCACGATCTTCTTCAACAGGTTGCTGTAGGCATAGACAGCCTGGTTGTCGATGGAGTCCACGGGAAGATTTTCAAAATAGGCCTCATACTTTTTCTTCTGGCCGAGCAGTGCATTAAGCAAAGCCCCGTCCGATATATCTTCAGCCTGACTGGCCTTCTCCACATCAGATCTAGCCAGTCTGCCTTCCCAATCATAGGTTTGTTTCCACTCGGTAAGCGTCGGACGACTCACTTTAAAACCGTGCTCGTTCTTCAGGATGCGTTCGCACTCGCTCAGGTTCTGGCCGCACTTGCACCAGATTTCATAGGCGAGGATCTTCATGTCATGGGGTTGGGCCATATGCCTTCTAGTCCAGCTCGATGCCCTGCTCGACAATGCGGCCGTCGAGGATGTCCAGCGCTTTGGCTGTGGCCGTGGCCATCGTGATGCCGAAATCCTTCTTCACGTTGAGCTTTACGCACTCGCGCTCTAAGAGATAGGCCAGGTATGATTCCAGCGATTGCTCGCTGATGGGATAGCAGAAATCGTCCAGCACGCGCCTGAGCAGGACCGAATCAATGGGGTGGGGATACTGGCGGGAGAGAATCTGCAGGATCAGCACCCTGATCCGATTATGTTTTACCGCTTCAATATTCATCCTTTCCTCGCAAGGGCGCCGGCTGATTTACCGGCATCTGCACACAAGCCGCGTATGATTTTTCCCTGGTCCTTCACCTCGGCGCTCAACTGCTGGACCTCCTTGATAACCACCCGCAGCCCCAGCAGGATCTCGCGATGGTCATTGTTGTCATGGTCGACGAACTCCCTAACGGAATCCTTCATCGCCCCCATGCATTCAGCCTGGGTCTTCATCGACTGGGCCTGCTCGAGCATGGACTGGGCCTGTAGGCGCTGTGCCTCGATAAACGGCTTGCCGAAATACATGGCGAGCCGCACAAGGGCATAAATGAGTATTGCAAAACACACAACGCCTGCGCCCTGAGCGGCAAGTGTTTTCAACAGTTCCGGATCCATCAGTTAACCGCCTTCCGCTGAAAATGGAGCGGGTCGATCGGGTCTTTCCAGTCTCCGCCCCATATATTCAATGGGTTCAAGCTCTTCCAGTAGGCTCCTATTTCCTGCAGGTCCTTTACCGTGGTGATGGGCTGGTAATTTGCGCGGAAGATGTTGAGGTCCTGGGCCAGTCGATCACCGTGGGGACTTGTCTTGATGGTCTTTGACAGGCCCATCTCGCGGTATTTCTGCTCAACCCAGTCGGGCCGCCATGACTCGCCTAACGTATAGAACAGGCCCTTTGAGACAATGTGCTGGTAGAGTTTCATCAGGTCCTGGGCGAATGCAAATTGCTGAGTGATCGCGTTTTTCATGGCAGCTCCTAAAAAACAAAAAGGCCGGGTTCTTCGGGAATGAATCCGAAGAACCCGGCCCAGTTTATCTGATACCGGCTTTGGGAACGGTTGTGACCGTTCGCTAGTAATTCTTTATGTGACTCTTACGCCTTAAATTGTCAAGCCCTTTATGCCTGCCCCACAGCTATTACCGTGGTGTTGAAATATCCCCAGAAAAGGCCGTTCGGATTGTCCGCATCATAGACAATCAGGGGGGCCTTATAATGGCCTTCCGGGATGGAGCTGAACCCGAGCTTCAGCTCGAGCTTGCAGTCCCCTATCTTTAACCGTGGATTCCTGGCCGCCTCGAGGGCCGTTATCTTCAGGCTCCAGTCGAACGCCGCAGGGCTGGTGAGGCTGTCGATGATGAGCGTTCCAAAGACCAGCACCATCCTGGTGATGAGAGAGAGATCGGCCGCTGCACCCGATTCCTGCAATATCATCTCCTCGGCATTGCCGAGCCCGTTGACAACCAGTAGGGGCGTGCTTTTAATGATCATCTGGTATAACCCTCACAATCTCCCGTCCGGGAGTGATCCGGATGATCCGGGCATCCGCCAGGAATCCGAGCCCGGTAAAAAACGGCCAAACTCCCGGGGCAAAGATCCCGTCAACCCAGGTGCCGGAAGGATAGATGCCGTCAGCCATGTCAGGGGCTCACATCCCTGCTGATCACGGTGCGGCCTCCGTTCCCGTCGCGGCCGAACTGGATGCGGGTCTTGGTGTTGTCCAGGCTCCTGGCATTGATAAGATTACCCTGCACGGTCTGGGCGCCCGCCAGCATGGAGGTGCAGAGCCTGAGCATCTGCTGTGCCGTGTAGCCGTTCTCGATCGCATAATTCCAGATCTGCGCCGCGCTCGGATTGTTGAGCGCGGCGATCAGCGCCGGGATCGTGGTGCCGGTGTCGGCCTTGATGGCGTCCAGAATCAGGTCGAGCCTGCCGCCGTTTATCAAATCGCCTTTGATAGTGTCGGTGTTGTCGCGGGTGGCGCCGATGATCAGATCGAGCCTGCCCCCTGTGTGCAATGTTCCCTGCAGCTCGTCGGTATCCACCTCGATGGCGCGCAGCCGTGAGCTGTTGTTATCCATCTCCGTCCGTACGGATACCGGCAGACCGGAGATGCCGGAGATATCGGCCTTGAAAAGATCGGCATTGGAGGTATTTGCCAGGGCGCCGCCTACGTTGAGCTTGTCCAAATAACCGCCCCGCGCCTCGGACAGCCGGGAAAGGAGCGTATCAAGCAAGGTATCCAGCCTGCCGCCGTTTGCCCAGTCGCCTTGCAATGTTCCGACCAGGCTCAGCTTGGCTGAATTAGTGTCCATCTCGGTCCTGATCTGCGCTGCCGTGGGCGGAGATACGGATAATGCCCGGCCTGAGTAGCTCCATATATCGGCCGCCGAAAGGGGTGAGGTGGTGAGCGACCTGGATGAATATCCCCAGACATCGGCCGCGGTGAGGCCGCCTTCACCGGTCGCGTGGGGTGCCAGCTCGAGGGCGGTGTCCCGGTACCGGTAATGATCGGTATGGTATTCTATGAGCGATCCAAACACCGACGTTGCTGCCGGAGCGCTCATGCCGGCATAGATAAGTTCGTTCAGCCGGTACCCGAGAATCGATGCATCGGCCTGGGATCTAACCTGTGATGCGGAAAGATCATTCCATGATGATTTCAGGTTATCGGTCTTGGCCTTGATCGCCGCAACCTGGGTGGAATTGCTGTCAATCTCGGTCCTGATCTGCGCTGCCGTTGGTGGAGCGGTGGAAAGCGACCTGGTTGCGTATGCCCATACCTCCTGGGCGGTAGCACCACTTGATCCGGATGAAGTGAGGGTCCTGGTTGTATAGGCCCACACATCGGCGGCCGTGATATTGTGTAATGCATTGATCAGGCTCGGAAGCGTGGTCCCGGTGTCCTCGACTATCGCTGCCAGCCGAGTTGAATTGCTGTCCATCTCCTGGCGGATCTGCACGGCTGTGGGCGGCGCGGTGCTTAATGCCCTGGCCGAGTATTCCCATACATTCTGTGCAGTAATATCGTTCCAGGAGGATTTCAGATTATCGGTCTTGGCCTTGATCGCCGCAACCTGGGTGGAGTTGCTGTCTATCTCCTGGCGGATCTGTACGGCTGTGGGCGGAGTAGAGCTGAGACTATAGCCGGTTTTATCGCTGTTGGTTGTAACGGTCACCCCTCCGGTCACCGAGCCCACGGACCCGGTCACATTGCCCTGAACGCTCGACATACCCTGGCCGAATGAGCCTGATGTGCTGTGTCCGGAACGGGCCTCATCCCAAACCTGATCGGCAATCTCGCTTGCCGTAGGCGGCGAGGTTGCCAGCGCATACCCCGCCTTGTCGTTATTGGTCGTGACGGCAACGGCCAGCAGACTGCTGGAATAGCGCGAATCATAATCGTTTGCTATCAGCACATTCGCCTGCACCCAGATGGGCAGGAAGGCGCTTGCATGCTGGATGGATATGAATGCCTGGCCCAGCGTGCCCACGTCCGTCGTGGTCAATGTCAGGCGGTAGATTCCGTTTGCAATATGGCTCCAGGTGCGGCCGGAGATATCCACCGATGTGCCGTCATCCTTGATGATCACCGCGCTGTCACACCCCGATAACGTTACATTGGTGACAGGGGCCTTGTTGTCATCGACGATAGGACCGAGGGTGATGGTTCGGCCGGTGCTCTGCTTGAGATCAAGAGCGTACCCCAAAAGAGGGATACAAAGGATTATCAATATGCTTCCAAGTATCCCCAGCCTAGAGCTTGTCTTCATTGCATCCTCCTGATTCTCTCATAATACATGCGCGGCCAGACCAGATTGACTGACCCTACTGATGCCACGAGTGGCACCCAGTTCCTGCTTGCCGTGTTTTTCCACCGGCGTGACGATGTGCTCACCCATTCCCGGTTCTGATCCCCGTCCAGATATGGCAGATAAACGCTCGCCTCGGTGGAGAGCACTGACTCATTGAGGGAGGTATCATAGGCCGATACGGCAAAATACCAGGTATGCCCGCGCTGCAGGCCGTGGATATCATAGTGGGTTATATCGCCCACATCATCGTTGTAATCGTATTGCTGCGATGCCAGGCCGAAATAGATATTATACCCGGCTAGGTAGGAATCGTCTACCGCATTCCAGCTTACTTCCACCCCCGCTCCGCCTACATTATATGGCGGCAGAATCGATACAGAGGCAGTTGAAGTAAGCGTTGGCTCAGGATATATATAATTATCAATAGCCACGTCATCAAAGTAACTTAAAGCATTTGCATCATACACACCCATATTGCCAGAAATTGTAGATCCAGTGTCATAATAATCTATAAGGGTATACCAGAAATCACCATACTGGCTTATTTTAACCGATATAGTGGACCCATATACACAAACCATCAATGGGTGATGAACACCTGAGTATTTAAGTGTCCAGGGAATAGAAACGCTTGTTAAGGTGCTTGTGGAACCATCTGAAACCCTTTTAAGGTATATTTTATTGTCACTTCTGTTAATAGTTACTCTGTAATAATTATTGATATCTGCGTAACCCACAACAAGGCCCACCTCTGTTGAGGTATACCCGAGAAGGATTGACGAATAAATGGAATGATTACTATATGATCCTCCGCTAACTACGGACACTCCCGCCGATGAAGCCTTTAGCTCTTTATGAAGATTCTGAGGGGACCATACCTGTGAACCTGTGGTCATTGTTGTGGCTTTAGCTAAATAAAAGAAGTCATCAACTTTTGCACAATCTTCACTTAGGTTGAGAGGGGATTTTGGACGACCTAGATACACCATGTACCAAGCATTATCATTTGTATCCCGCCACAGTTTAGACATGCCTTGTAAGGCATAGTCTCCCGCATAAGCAGGAAGAGTTATTAAACCACCCTCGGTAAATGTGCCCAATGGAGTAGACGAATAGGCGTAACGGATGCTTTGCCCCATATATCCATCAAGACCATGTAAATCTCCAAAGTACATAAAGTAATTACTTCCATTCTTTACTACACAGACTTCTTCTCCATACCATCCTGATGTGGCCATTCCTGGTCTTACAATTCCATAATAAGTAAAAGGACCGTCTGGAGATGCATTTACCCTAGTCCAGGCATACACGGTTCCATCATGAATCCCATCTCCTATGATAGGAAGGGTGTACATGATCCATCTATGAGGTGTTACGGACGTATCCCAAAATAAATATCCAGATCCAGTTTGACCATTATACACATGAACGGTATCTTGATCTCCTGGTATAATCGGATTATTAACTGATGCTGTCCAATTAATTGCATCTGTGGAATGAGCAAGGTAAACAGCCTGTTTATGGGTAGTCGAATCGTTAGAACAGTTTGAATAGGTCATCCAATAAGTTCCATCATTGGGGTCTTGTACAACAGAATTTGGTGCCATTGAGTTTCCCCACACTGGCCCAATAAACTCTGAGGGTTCCCAGGCACATGATGCAGAATTTCTATCATCAAAGGCTTGATAGTTATGATAAATAAAATCCGTCAGATTATTTCCAACACTATATGAAACGCCCAGGCCAGGAACATCACAAGAAAGAGCACCACTACCCCCTCCATATTCAGTAAAGAAATTCCAATTTACCAAATCCCAACTATAAAGATAATATTTACCATCTTTCTGCAAACAAAATGGGGCCTGAGCGAATCCGTTAAATCCCCCCTTGCTTATAGGATGCTGTTGATCGGCAGTGGTCCAAGTCCCTGATGCCGTAGACCATAGAGATGTCCCACTTTCAAAATCATCATAGAAAATATGAGCACTTGTATTAGTCCATGAACTGTCCCTGGTTGTTAATGATGCATTTCCATACCAGATATGAATAATCAGATTTCCAGACTGAGGAACATCATCGGCAAGTTTTACATTAAATAATATACAATTATCGGTTCCTGTTTTAAGAGTCTCCCCGGCTTCATTCCAAGTTAATTTTGTTGCCCCATCTGATTTGGTAAAAGCAAATCCATAAGGAAACGAGGAATCTCCATCAAGAAAAACATCGGCCATCACGAGTAAGGGAAAATTAATTTTAGGTAAATACCTGTTATCAATTGTAGAGTTAGAGGGGGTAATATTTTCATTATAATTTGAAGATTGACTATCAATTGATGAGTCCAAATACATATAAATAGTCAAACTTGAATCAGCAGTCATGCTCACAGGAACAAAGTATCTAGTACGCAAACCATTGAATAAAGCAGTGTCTAATCTATATTGATACGTAGTAGATCCTGTCGAGTCAGCAAATTCAACTTCATATCCATGAGGGGATGTGCAAAAGAAGCCCCTTGATACAAGGACATTGGTGCGAACCTCAAACCAGGCTAATTGATTAGTTATATTGGTATGGGATACCTCGGTCATGGGTATAGCAATACGATGATAATATGTCTTACTGTTCACCGTCCATATGCCTGATTGAACCGGATCAGCATCGGGACTCACACGAATTTGTACTACTGAACCAGAGGCGAGTATTCCAGCAGATGAACCATGAATCGTTATTTTCTTGTGGTTTGGGTAATTAGCAAGGGCAAAGATCTGGATAGATAACTGAACCAAGGCCAGGATAATGAAGGCTATGAGAATATTTTTCTTCATCTTGTCATGCCCTTATGGGTGAGCAGAATTATCCCCGGTGTATAAATACCAGGAGTTCATTTCCGTAGTATTCAGAGCCCGATTAAGACAGAGAATATCTTTAAGATAGGTGTTGTTTGGCATAAGAAAACTTGTCCACCATCCGCCCAGCCACAAATATGCACTAGATGCCACCTGCAACATGTTACCTGTGAGTGCAGGGGAACTCACATTGTCTAGTGCCAACCCATTACCAGGAGAGGCCACATCACTGTAAATTTTGAGATTGGCCCCATCCCATACACAAGCATACGAATAGAAAATAGATGTTGATGTCTGTGCGGCATTGCTTATGCAAGTTGCACCTGTTCCCGAAGCATTTTTTACATAAAATAAAACTTTACCTGCTCCATTTGTTGAAGCAGACCAAGGTTGAGTCGTCATGCCCCCATCATACAAATCGACTATCATTCCACCCGCCGATAAACTCCCAGGTTGAATCCTGAAACAGTACGTCATAGCGGTGGTGGTCCCTGAATGAAGACCTGGCAGGGTGGAGGGGAATGCTGTATCCGCTACATAGTAATCAGTGGAACCATCAAACTTTATAGAGTTTGTTCCAAAAATATTAGTGCCCTGGTATTTGACTAAGGTTGTTGGGCCGAGCAAAGAGCCGGAGTCTAAACTGTTACTCGGGAAGTTGTACCAAAAGGCCGTATTTGCATCGAATGTGAAATTTTCAGTGCCATCATTCGTCCACCATACTGTCATACCAGGACGATAATCAGGATTTGAGACTATTCGTGAATAAACATTTATACCTTTAGTTGAAGAAGTGGGTGGGGTATTTGCATCAATATCATAATACTTATTACGAAGCATAAACCGAGTGTACCCACTCCGGCTAATTGCATTTAATCCTGATGCATTGAGGGTATACCAGTTCCAGACAAGGCTACTGCCAACAGTGTTGGTTATAACATTAGATATGGGTACTCCATAATGAGTCCAATCTGCTATATTTATTGTATTATTGGAGCC